TACTTGAAGTGCAAAATTTGCGGATTGGTTTGCCCAAAGTGCCAGTGCAAGTGTTCAAGCACGAAAAAAACAAATGGGTAAAAACTGATCAACCCAAAGAACTAGAACGTTTAAAAAGTATATTTGATTGGAGAACTTATCCAGATGATCAAAAAGAACAATGGTTCGAATATATTGACGAAGAGTTCAATAGAAGAGATAATGGGTTCTGGTTTACAAATAACGGTAAACCAACATATATAACAGGTGCTCACTATATGTACCTGCAATGGAGCAAGATAGATGTTGGAGCTCCAGATTTCAGAGAGGCAAACAGATTATTCTATATATTCTGGGAAGCTTGTAAAGCAGATAAAAGATGTTATGGAATGTGCTACCTAAAGAACAGACGTTCAGGGTTTTCGTTCATGTCATCTGCCGAAACGGTTAACTTAGCCACTCTCGCAAGTGATAGTAGATATGGAGTGTTATCTAAAACAGGTTCAGATGCCAAGAAAATGTTTACTGATAAAATTGTTCCAATTAGTATAAACTACCCATTTTTTTTCAAACCTATCCAAGATGGTATGGATCGTCCAAAAACAGAGTTAGCATATAGGATTCCATCTACTAGGTTTACTAGAAAAAAGATAACTGTTAACGAAAAACTAGAAGAATTAGAAGGGTTAGATACAACTATTGACTGGAAGAATACAGGAGACAATAGTTATGATGGTGAAAAATTAGCTTTATTAGTACATGATGAAGCCGGGAAATGGGAGAAACCTGAGAACATCTTAAATAACTGGAGAGTTACAAAAACATGTTTAAGATTAGGTAGTAGAATTATTGGAAAGTGTATGATGGGATCAACTTCAAATGCTTTAGATAAAGGTGGAGAAAATTTTAAAAAACTATACAATGCCTCAGATGTCACAAAACGAAATAGAAACGGCCAAACAAAATCTGGTTTATACTCTTTGTTTGTCCCAATGGAGTGGAACTATGAAGGATTTATTGACGAGCACGGAATTCCAGTATTCACTACTCCTGACGTCGATGTGTTCGACCCAAGTGGTGAATTAATAGACGTAGGTGTAATAGATAATTGGCAGAATGAAGTCGATGGTTTAAAGGGAGATGCCGATGCTTTAAATGAATTCTATCGCCAATTCCCAAGAACAACAGAGCATGCATTTAGGGATGAAAGTAAAAACTCTATTTTTAACTTAGTTAAGATATACGAGCAGATAGATTATAATGAAGAAATGTCAAATACCTTAGGGATAACTCAAGGTAATTTTCAGTGGGTCAATGGCGTTAAAGATTCTCAAGTAATATTTTACCCAGACCAGAAAGGAAGATTTAAAGTTAGTTGGGTTCCACCTCAACAAATCCAAAATAAAGTAGTACTAAAAAATGGAGTGAAATGGCCTGGCAACGAACACATGGGGGCTTTTGGTTGTGACAGTTACGATATATCAGGAACTGTAGACGGAGAGGGTTCTAAAGGAGCTTTACACGGGCTGACTAGATTCTCAATGGAAGATGCTCCGGCTAATAGTTTCTTTTTAGAATACCTGTCAAGACCACCGACAGCTGAGATGTTTTTTGAGGACGTTCTCATGGCTTTAGTATTTTACGGGATGCCTATACTCGCAGAGAACAATAAACCTCGTCTCTTATACTATTTAAGACGTAGAGGATATAGAGGTTTTAGCATGAATCGTCCTGATAAGATATGGAACAAATTATCTGTTGCAGAAAAAGAAGTAGGCGGAATACCAAATTCAAGCGAAGATATAAAACAAGCTCATGCTGCTGCTATTGAAATGTACATTCAAGATCACGTTGGAATAAAGCAAGATGGAACGCTTGGAGATTTATATTTTAATGCTTTGTTAAATGATTGGAGCAGATTTGATATAAATAAAAGAACAAAGTTTGACGCGTCTATAAGTTCTGGTTTAGCTATCATGGCAAACAACAGACATTTATACGCTCCAAATGCAAAGGTTGAAAAACCTAAGTTAAACATAAACGTTTCTAAGTATACTAATACTGGAAATAATTCACAAATAATCAAATAATAAATATGGCAGAGTCTGGCATTAAAAGTTATTTTCCAAGTCAAACCGTAGGTGATGCTGAGAAACTTAGCTATGAGTATGGTTTAAAAGTTGGTAAAGCTATAGAACAAGAATGGTTTAATAATGATAGAAGTGTTAATAGATATAAATCTAATAGCAATGATTTTCATAAGTTAAGATTATACGCTAGAGGCGAACAGTCTATTCAAAAATATAAGGATGAGTTATCTATAAATGGTGATTTGTCCTATTTAAATTTAGATTGGAAGCCTGTTCCAATTATATCTAAGTTTGTAGATATCGTTGTAAATGGTATTTCAGATAGAATGTATGATGTTAAAGCTGTTTCTCAAGATCCTTATGGAATGAGTAAAAGATCGGCTTATGTACAATCGGTGGTTAACGATATGAAATCTAAAGATTTTAATGACGCTGCTATAAAGCATTTCGGTGTTGATCTTTACGAAAATGATCCAAGGAAATTACCAGAAACAGAGGAGGAATTGGAACTACATATGCAAATTTCTTATAAGCAATCTATAGAAATAGCCGAAGAGCAAGCTATAACAACTTTAATGGAAGGGAATAATTATAATTTAACGAAAAAACGTTCGTTTTATGATTTAGTTACTATTGGTATTGCCGCGGAAAAAACTACTTTCAATACGTCAGAGGGCGTTATTATAGATTATGTAGACCCCGCAAACCTTGTTTACTCTTATACTGACTCTCCTTATTTTGATGATATATATTACGTTGGTGAAGTTAAATCTATTCCAGTAAACGAATTAGCAAAACAATTTCCTCACTTATCAGAATCTGATCTTGAGGATATAATGAAAAGTAAGAGTTTTAATAGAAATAATAACACTACTAGATTTTCTGCAGACAAAGAAGACGAAAATACTATTCAAGTTTTATATTTTAATTATAAAACTTATATGAATGAAGTTTATAAAATAAAAGAAACTTTCACTGGTTCTGAAAAGATTATACCTAAAGATGATAATTTCAATCCTCCAGAAGATAAAGAAGGTGGATATTCTAGAATGTCAAGATCTATAGAGTGTCTTTATGATGGAGCTATTATTCTTGGTACAGATACGCTACTTAAATGGGAGATGGCAAAAAACATGATGCGACCTAAAAGTGATTATACAAAAGTAAAAATGAATTATGCTATTGTAGCTCCTAGAATGTATAATGGTCAAATAGACTCTTTAGTTAAAAGAATCACTGGATTTGCTGATATGATTCAATTAACACACTTAAAACTTCAACAAGTAATGTCACGCATGGTGCCAGATGGTGTGTATTTAGATGCTGATGGTTTAGCTGAGATTGATTTAGGGAATGGAACAAATTATAATCCTCAAGAAGCCTTGAACATGTTCTTCCAAACAGGATCTGTTATTGGTAGATCGTTTACCTCTGATGGTGATATGAATCCAGGTAAAGTACCTATTCAAGAAATTACAAGTGGTAGTGGTGGTAATAAAATGCAGGCTTTAATTGGTACGTATAACTATTATCTTCAAATGATAAGAGATGTAACTGGATTAAACGAAGCTAGAGATGGTAGTATGCCAGATGCAAACGCATTAGTTGGAGTGCAAAAGCTAGCGGCGGCAAATTCAAACACAGCGACAAGACATATATTGAACGCCGGTTTATTTTTAACAACACAAATAGCAGAATGTTTATCACTTAGAATATCAGATATTATAGAATATTCCCCAACAAAAGAAGCTTTTATCCAAGCTATTGGTGCTCATAACATGGCTACTTTACAAGAAATAAGCGATTTAAACTTATATGACTTTGGTATATTCATAAACCTTCAACCAGACGAAGAAGAAAAACTTAAATTAGAAAACAATATCCAAATGGCTATTCAGCAAAATAGCATTGATTTAGAAGATGTTATTGATTTAAGAAATATAAACAATATAAAACTTGCAAATCAACTTCTTAAAATACGTAGAAAAAAGAAGATAAAGATGGATCAAGCTTTACAACAGCAAAATATACAAGCTCAAGCTCAAGCAAACGCACAAACTCAAGAAGCAGCCGCTAAAGCTGAAGTTTTTAAAAATCAAGCATTATTACAAAGCCAAGCTCAATTAGAACAATTAAAAGCTGAGATGAATAGTGGCAAAATGCAACAAGAAGTTCATCATAAAAAAGAATTAATGCAACTTGAATTTCAAATGAATTTGCGATTAAAAAGTATGGAGGTTGAGGGATTCAAGGGTAGGGAAAAAGAAAAAGAAGATCGCAAGGATGAAAGAACAAAAATACAAGCCTCACAACAAAGTGAACTTATAGATCAAAGAAAAAAAGACAAACCACCTAAAAACTTTGAGTCTTCAGGTAATGATATACTTGGCGGTGGTTTTGATTTAGGATCGTTTGATCCTAGATAATTTATTAATTATTATTATATTATATTATGGAAGAAAAATTAGAAGAAGTAGTCGAAGAGACT